GGTATTGATCAGTGCTAATATCTTAGATGAATATATTTGGCCAGAGCAACGTGATAAGTTTGATAGATATTTTTCTAAGATGTATAAAAAATTTATAAAGCCTAAATCCTTTGAAAATGGCCAAAGTGGATTCTATGCAGGAGCCAATGGTGGTATAGGGAATCTGGCCTATGCACGTTGGACCCGTGATTCTAGGTTATTGCTCAAAGAAATAAAACATAGGAAGAAAGTAATAAAAAAACATTTTAGAAAAGATGGTTGGATAGAAAACAACAGTTGGAGAGGTAACCGAGACTACTGGTATCATACACTTGCAGTTGATACGGTATTAGGTTATATGCTTATTGCAAGAGCCAATGGTTTTGACTTGTTTACAGATCCTATAATAGGACCCCGTGTGTTTGCAAGTATAGAAAAGACTGTATTAGGTAATCAATCATTGAAGGAGTTTAGTAAAAAAGGATACAAAGGTTACAACCATATTACAGGTAGCAAAAAAGCAAGACCACACATGCATCAAGAAGCTACTAATCTTGTAGAAATAGTATCACAAGAATATGGTATCCTGATCAATCCAAGACACGAACATTTTTGGAGACAAAGAGATCAAGAAAATGTAAATTTCCATGTAGGATTTAATGCGAAATGTTATTATAGGAGTTAGGCATGAATTTAGTTAAAGAAAAAGTTGCAGAGATGAAAGGCATTCCGGAAGAAAAGGAACTGATCGAAGCATTGCAAAAAGCAGTTTTTGAAATTACGTTTAATAAACTGGACGGAGAAGAAAGAATTATGACATGTACGAAAATTACAGATATGATTCCTGAAGAAAGCAGACCTAAGACAGACAAGAAAGCCAAAGAAGGTACTGTTACAGTATGGGATTTGAAAGCACAAGGTTGGCGTAGTTTTCGATACGATCGTGTTACCAAGGCGGTATCATGCATTTTCTAAAAAGACTTCTCGTAGTTCAGCTGGATAGAACATTGGTTTGCGGAACCAAAGGTCGGAGGTTCGAGTCCTCCCGAGAAGGCCAATGACCTTGTACAGTGATTTACGTCCACCAAAAAAAGATTTTTCCGGAAATCTTATAAGGATATCTATTTTAGAAAAAGAAATAGAATATGCAAAGAGCCAATTGCAACCACATGATACAGGACACATACATACTGCTATTAGTTGGTTGGAACATAGAATAAATGAACTTAAAGGAATAAAAGATGGGTCCTGAAGGAAGTGGTTTAAAATTATCTGAGAACGGAAATGATTTCTGGGCATTGGATAAATGCGGTTACAGAAATGGTTTGTTTTTTGTGGACATAGGTGCAGGCGATGGAATAACTGGCAGTAACACTTGGATACTTGAAAAGTTTTACAAATGGAATGGTATATGTGTTGATCCTAATCCTGCCTTTTTAAAAAGTTTGTGCGGATCTAGAGACACAGTGATAAGTGACTTGGCTATATGGGATAAGTCAGGAGAAATATTAGATTTTAATTATTTAAAACCAAGCAGGAACGAATTCTTTGGTTGGAACTTTAGATCAGGGATAAGTAGTTGTGTTGGCGATACGGCTGTGGAGTTTGATAAACACAAAGTTTTTTCTATTACATTAAATGATCTTTTAGAATTACATTCAGCACCAAGAAACATTGATTACATTAGTATGGATGTAGAAGGAAGCGAGAGTAAAATTTTAGAAGCATTTGATTTTAAGAAACACAATGTAAAATTATTCACCATAGAGTACAATGACAATCAAGAAAGAGCTAAAATTAACCAGACAATGACAAGTAATGGTTATAAGCAAGTAGATATCGATGATTCAGGAGAGGATCGATATATAAGTCTTACCAAATGGTATGACATTCATCACTAGGAGAGAGTAAATGGTATTAGGAGTAATGACATTTTTAGCATTATGGTCTTGGGACAACGCAGATTATATTGCTACAATGAACAAGCAATTTGAACAAGGATATAGCTGGACGCAAATTGATTGTAGAGCCCCCGACGAGAGTGTTCCACATATTGCAATCGAATCACCGAATGGCAAAAAGTGGGTTTGTAACAAGCTCGTCAAATAGAAACAGTGCCGCTTTAGCTCAGTTGGTAGAGCAACTGATTTGTAATCAGTAGGTCCGCGGTTCGAGTCCGTGAAGCGGCACCAAAATTTTAGAGGAAGAAATGACTTGGTTAATCGTTGTATTATCACTTACCGGAAGTCCGGATATTAAAATGGAATTTAGTTTTAGCAGTAGCAGATATTGTAATTTTGCATTAGAAAAAATTGTAGCAGAAACACCAGTTGCAACTGTTAAGGGTAGGGAAGTTAAGACAACTGTTAGAAAAGCAGTTTGTGAATTTAGAAACGCCTAATGGTCGTAAATATTAGGTCCATCATTAACATAGACAGGTTTACAGTAAGCAGTAACCCTGTCTTTTGGATCGACTAGAGTAGAATAAGAGTAATTGCCATATTGTCTTGGTATTCTCTTAGCATAGTATTGACACACGTCTATGCTTCTAAAAATCATGGAATTAGGTTGTTGTTGCCGGAATTCACCCGTGCCTAACACAACGACAAGCATGAATGCATGTATCATGTTAGTCTCCTAAATGAATCCTCTAGTCGTTGCAAATAACCATGCAAAGCCTAGAATTGCACTACCTACAATCAACACTAAAATCGCTATTAGAATACCTTCTACAAGTTTTCTGCGTCTTTCTTCTTGATCGTAGATCATCTTTTGTCTTTTCTTTCTAATGTCTGCTTCCGTTCTTAAGAGTTCTTCCCATGCAGATGGACCTCTTGAAAAAGAGATTATCTGTTTGAGTTGTTCTCGCATGTCTTCTGCTTTTTTCTTGGCCATGAAGATTTGCAAGGCTTCTTCTTCTACCGAACCTGAATTAAACAATTTTTTAAATATCGGAGGTTTTTTATTTAATTCCTCAGCTTTCTTTATGTCTGAAACAGAATTCATCCATCGACCTAAATCGCCGGCCATAGATTCTATTTCTCTACCTGCCGCGAATCCTGCCTTGATCGTATTGAAAGCCGCGGTTGCCCCCGCTATGGCTGTTACTGGATCTATCAATTAACTTCACCCTCTAAATGTGGACAGAATGTCCTACACTTCTATTTATCCAAAATAGTTTTTGGTTATCTTTTAGCATAATTCACTTGACAGCCTTTGTTTGTGATGTTATTATACATAGTATAAATGACAATAGGACATGGCATAGGACTTTTATTAATAGGATTGGTAACTTCGTTTTTGGTACTATGGGGATTATTTAAAGGTCAAGAAATATTTGATAAACAGAGGGAAAAAGATGAGAACACAACCACAAGAGATTATTAGGCAATTAGAAGAAGACAATAGCCGACTTGCAAAAGAACAAGTTTTGGAAAAGGCTATGCAAGAAGGTCTTGATGAATTTTTTGAAGGTGTCAAAATGGCATTGGATCCATTGCACACTTTTGGTGTTAAGCAAGTACCAGATGCAGAAGTAGATGGACAAGGACTTGCTTGGCCTGTATTCAAAGAACTTGCACGTAAACTGAACAATCGCAGTCTTACAGGACATGCGGCACGTGATGCTATTATTCTTTGCAAGGATACTGCAACGAAAGAACAGTGGAATATGTTCTATCGTAGAATTTTGATAAAAGATCTACGTTGTGGAGTCAGTGAAAAGACAGTTAATAAAGTAGCTAAAAATTTTCCGCAGTATGCAATTCCAATTTTTACATGTCCACTTGCTCATGATTCTGCTAATCACGAAAAGAAAATGATTGGTAAGAAACAGGTAGAAGTAAAACTTGACGGTGTAAGGGTAATTACTATTATACAAGGTGATACAAGCCATGGCAAGTTTAGCAGGGTAGAAATGTTTAGTAGAAATGGAAAGCAGTTTCACAACTTTGGACATATCATTTCTGAAATTGAAAACGTGGTTAAAGACAACCCTCCACCGTATGATTTGGTTTTAGATGGTGAAGTTATGAGTGCTAATTTCCAAGACCTTATGAAACAGGTTCATAGAAAAGATGGTAAGCAATCAAAAGATGCAGTTTTGCATTTGTTTGATATGTGTCCATTATCCGAATTCCAAAAAGGTATGTGGGATAAAACACAATCCTTTAGAAGTCAAGCAGTTAAGGCTTGGGTAGACCAACATAAAGACGTCTTAAAGCACGTACAAACACTTGATTGGGAAGATGTGAACTTAGATACCCAAGAAGGTCAAGATCGCTTTGTAGAGCTTAATAAAGCGGCTGTAGACGGTGGTTATGAAGGGGTTATGATAAAAGATCCTGAAGCACCATATGAATGTAAAAGAACGCATAGTTGGTTGAAGGCAAAACCATTTATTGAGGTAACACTCAATGTCGTTGCTGTCGAAGAAGGCACTGGACGTAACGAAGGAAGATTAGGTGCCGTAATAGTAGAAGGAGAAGATGATGGATACAATTATAGCCTTAACTGTGGGAGCGGCTTCACTGATGCTCAACGTGATGAGTTCTGGGCTGAACGTGATAGTCTCCTTGGTAACTTAATAGAAATACGAGCAGATGCTAGGACGAAGTCTCAAGATTCTGAAACGTATAGTCTCAGGTTCCCAAGATTCAAATGCTTCCGAGGTTTCGAAGCAGGAGAAAAAGTTTAATCCACGTGAAAGAAAAGACGGGGATAAAATGACGGACAAAGAAAAAATGGATGAAGGTTACAAAGGTAAAACTTTTACAATTAATGGCATAGATGGAGATTTTTAATGAGTTTTGAATTATTTTATTATGGTTATATTGCAATGGTGATTCTAATAGCCATTGTTATATTTGACGATGTTAGACTAACAAGGAGAAACAAATGAATAAAACATTAGAAGCATTTAAAAAGAAGTACGGGGAAGGCACAGCCGCGGACTTAGACTATGGTAAACTTACCATTATTGCATTGTGCATTTATATTGCAGTTCAAGTATCATAGGTGATATCATGAGAGAATGGATTTACGATTGTTGGAATCATATAATGGATGCAGAAATTAATCCATTGAGACACATTCCAGATTTAAACGTCCGGCATATGATTATGCAAGTTCTAGCTTTTATGTGGTCAGCAGTATTTTCAATTGCCATAGCTGATAGTATTATGGCATTTGGTATTAGTGCTATAGTTCACGTTTTACTTGTTGCGGCTGTGGTAATAACTGTAGCAACATTCAAGGTGGCAGAATATAAACCATCTGCATTTACATGGAAAACTGGTTATCATTCACACGGTAGAGGCAGAACTTACACAATCTACAGGGATAAGAAGGGAAATGCACATAAGGTTGAATTGCCTGATGGTGATCCCGGCGGCGAGCATGAATGAAATCAAATTCATATGCCACGATAAAAATGTTCTAAAAAACTTTCCTATTGTACCGGCAAAGGATTGCTTACCTAAATGGTACAACAATATGGAAGGCAATAACAATAACATTAAAAATGATGTGCCAGTTGGTGATTACATCACCTCTGGTTACATTATTCCTAATGCTTTTGAACAAGTTATAGGAATCATGTTTGAAGGTGACATACAACAACCAGAAGTTGTATATCCGGTTGAACGTCCTGGCGAGTTTTATACTTTCCTTAATAGAGTAAATAGCCCTGACTTTTTTCACGGACATGATTATTGTCCAATTCAGATAGAAGGAATGAAAAAAACCTATTACAAAATAAAATTGCCATGGAGAATAGAAACTCCTGCAGGTTATAGCACAATGTTTTTTCAACCTTTTTATCAATTTAACACAGACTTTTTTATTATGCCGTTTGTGTTAGATACAGATTTGTATGATAAAAGTAATATTGTTTTTCCGTGTTATATTAGGAACGAAACAGATATTAAACCAGGCGTGCCGTTGGTACAATGTGTGCCATTGAAAAGAGAATCTTGGAAACACTCATTACATTTAGAAGAGGAAAGAACCAGTAGTAAGATGCAATTCTATTTAAAAGACATGTATAAACGTGCTTTCCACCAGAAAAAGTCATTCAATTGAGTTGACTTTACTAATTAAGAAATATATACTGTAAAAAATTATCGGAGATACCATGGCAAAGAAAAGAAAGAATGTTTTTAAAACAAAAACCATAGAGCCTAAATGGGATGATGTTGACAAGCTATCCGGTGATCAATATGGTAGACGTTTGCATGCCGCTCAAGAACATTATAGAATGGATTTCAAGCAAGATGTATACAAGAAGTGGATAGTTGAATATTGCAAGACATCTGAAAAATGGAAAGAACATTTAAAGACTATTGCAAAAAATCCAGATAGAGAATTTAGATCAACACTTGCAGGGTTATGTAGGTTGTCATTAGTAGGATGTCCTGATTTTTATAAGCCTTATGCAGATTATTGGTTGACATTGGCAGGAACAACAGGTGAAGTAAAGCCTCGGTCAGAATCAATTGATAAATGGATACAGGAGTTAGTAGATAAAGGAAGTCAAATTAAACAATCAGAAGATAAGAAGAAAGAAGTAGAGAAGAAGAAAGGTAACGTTTATCGACCAAGTATCCAGGAGAGAATTCACGAGCAAGCCTGTAATCAATCTGAAGCAATAGACGATTGGTTAGAAAAATGGACTAAAGATCCAAAGAAGTTTAAGAAAGATGATTTTAAATTTAGCAAACATTTTATAGCTAACAAAGTTACACAAGCACATGCCAGAGTAATGTTGGGTTGGTATGAACCAGTGGCACTAGAATTATATGAGGTTCTGAATCCTCCTAACAAGAAAGAATACGAAAGGTTGACTGAAAAAGAACAAGATTATGCAGATCAACTGATAGAAGGATATGCAATTCACGATAAAAAAGATATAGAAAATTTATATGAAGGATATAAAAATTTGTTAGGTGCATTGACCATGCTTATAGATATGGCAAAAGCAAGTCGTAAGACACGTAAAAGAGCCCCTAAGAGCAAAGACAAATTAGTGCAAAAGTTAAAATATAAAGTGTCTGATGAAAAACTGCATATTGCTAGTATTAATCCTATTGACATTGTAGGTTGCAACGAACTCTGGGTTTATAATACAAAAACACGTAAGATTGGCAAATATGTTGCACAAAACATTGATCCTTTGAAACAAGAACGTGAAGGCACAGGTTTGAGTGTAAAAGGCACTACTATCACTGGTTTTAAAGAAAGCGAAAGTATTCAAAAAACCATACGTAAGCCTGATGAAAAATTAAAAGAGTTTCATAGTGCAGGCAAGATAAAGCTACGTGACTATTTAGATAATATCAATGCAGTAGAAATCAAGTTAAATGGCAGGATAAATCCCGAAACGATTCTTCTTAAGGCAGTAAGATAAATACTTACATGAGCCAGATAAACAAAATTAGAGAAGGACTTTCTAGCCTAGGTATAGCTTTAGAGTCAATTGCAAATACAGATACCCCCGAAGTACAAGATGCTACAGTAAACAGTATAAGTGGTAATGCTATCCATGGTGGTAAGATTACTTTACTCCGTAGCACAGGAATACGAGATCAAGCGACAAGGACATCGTTGCTTGTAGAAGACGATCAGATAACTGTTGGTAAGGCAGATATTGATAATATCTTAGGTGATATTACGGTAGAAGATAATCTTCATGTTGGTGGAGAACTTACCGCAAAAAAATTAACAGTTGAAGAGCTATTTTCAAATCAAAAACATACTACCTCTATTGATTTTGATTTGACTACAGGTCCTGACTTAATGGGTATGCAATGGCGTCAAAAAGGACAGGCAACAAAACAAATAGTTTGGCGAGATAATAGATTTTATATTAGCAATGATTTAGATTTGCATAGAAATGCAACTCTTAAAATTGATGATATTACTGTAATTAGTGCCGATTCACTTGGTCCTACAATAACAAAAAGTGAACTGCAAAGTGTTGGTAGACTAACAAATTTACAAACAGACGGTGACTTGAATGTAGATGATTTTGTATTATATGACAGTGGCACGATGAGATTTGGAATTGGGGTAGAGGCACCTAATGCTCAATTCAGTGTAGCCAGCAACGAAGCAGAATTTGTTGTTGATCCTGATTTTGATCATTTGAGGGTAGGTGCTTATACCACTAGCAAACTTTCTTTAATAACCGATAACAAAGAAAGACTAGTTTTAAAAGAACACGGCGGTGTTGAAATAAAAGGCAAATTAGGCGTAAACGTACAATATCCAGGAGATGATGTTGACTTACAGGTAGCAGGGGCTATTAGGATATCTGATAAAAAGATACAAGTAGGGCAAGAAGCTCCGATAAAAGGCAATTTTAATATAGGTGATTTACAGTATAACACTAAACCAACCGCTGGTGGTTGGGTAGGTTGGATTTGTGTAGAAAGCGGAAATCCTGGAAAATGGAAAAGATTTGGAGCGATTGAAAAATGACAAAACTTCATAAGCTAGATATCGACACAATAAGTTCAGCCAAAGAGGGATTAAATTCTTTATCAGAAATGTTATTGAATTTAGGAAATATTGTAGGTCAAAATGATTCAAAATTATTAGTAGACGCAAAGGGTAATCTACATGTCAAAGGCGACACTTCTACGATAATTAATGGTAATCTCGGAATAGGTGTATCAAATATTCCAAATGATCTTTCACTAGAGACAGAACGTCCTGTAAAATTCCAAGGTAAAAAATTTGAAGTAGGAAACAAGATTCCAACAATAGGTTTGTATAACAAAGGAGATATCGTTTGGGACGATGATCCTAAGCCTAATGGCATACTAGGTTGGATATGTATAAGAACAGGAACTCCTGGAGAGTGGAGACCATTTGGGAATATAGGTGCATGATCGATCCAAAAAGGGTAGACCGACAAGTCAAGGCTTGGTACACAATGGGCCGTGTCGCACCATTTGGTGCTTTATTTGTATTGTGCCTAGCATTATTTTTTGATTTACATACATACTTAGAATATCTATTAGCCGGCGTTGCAGTAATTTTTGCCATCTTTGCTTTTGCATGGTGGTGGTGGGTGTTAGACACTGTAAGAAAACTTTTTTCTATGTTGGATAAAACACATCAAAAATTTGATGAAGTGCTAGACGATTTAACATCTTTAAAGCAGGATTTAAATGATAGTAATAGGAAACGGCCAAAGTCGCCAGACAATAAATCTAAATAATTTAACTGGACAAAAGATAGGTTGCAATGCTATCATTAGAGATACGCATGTTGATTATCTTGTCTGTTGTGATAAAAAAATGGTTAGGCAAGCACTTCAACAAAACTTTTCTCCAATATACACAAGAAGTAGGTGGTCAGATGATTTTGATTCAGTACATGTTCAGTCATTACCAGAACTGCCTTATAAAGGTGAAGACAGAAAAGATGATCCGTTTAACTGGGGTAGTGGTCCATATGCTATATTATTAGCATGTAATCTGCAAAAAACTAAACCTACTCCTACAAATATAAAACTTGTAGGATTTGATTTATATGGACTAGAGGGTAAGTTAAATAACGTGTATGCAAATACAAATGGATACAAAAATGCAGACGAAGAACAAGTTGATTGGTCATATTGGGAATATCAAATTGCAAAGATTTTTGAAAGACATCCATATTTAAAATTTACAGTATACAATTTGGATGGCTGGAAGTGTCCAAAAACATGGAATTTTAAAAATTTAAAGGTTGACATTTTAGAAAATTTATAATATAATATATAAAACTTGAAAGGTTACAATATGGCGAAATATTATTCTACAAAAACATACGGACACAACATTGGTCTCAGTGCGGTATTTAGACAGCCAAATGCAGATCATTCTCATTGTCATTTATTGCATGGATACAGTTTACAATTTAAATTTACATTTGGTTGTAACGAACTAGATAATAAAAACTGGGCTGTTGACTTTGGTGGTCTCAAGCCGTTAAAAGCATGGCTAGAAGATAGCTTTGATCATAAGACTTGTGTTGATATAAATGATCCGCACAAACAAGAATTCTATGACTTGCAAGACAAGGATCTTTGTGAAGTGAGAGAGTTTGAAGGCGTTGGTGCTGAAAAATTTGCCGAACATGCATTCAACTTTGCAGATAAGTTAGTCAGGGATAAAACTAATGATAGGTGCTTTGTTGTAAGTGTTGAATGTGCAGAACATGGTGCCAATAGTGCAATCTACACAAGAGAATAATCCACCTGAAACAATAATTTATGTTGACTCTAACAGAGTAAGTTGTAGTGGCGAAAACTACGATCATCCTTTAGTCTATTATACAATACCAGAAGGCGGTGAAGCAGTTTGTGGATATTGTGATATAAAGTTTAGGAAAAAAGACGAATGGCAAAAATAGATAAATCACAATACACTAAAGCACAATGGAAAATTGTCAGGGAAGAACGCAGGCGGCAAAAAGAACATGCTCGAAATGAAAAGGCACAAAAGAAAATAAAAGAACAAAAAGAAACTGAAAGAACAGTTAAAGTAGTAGATAATGTTGCTCCTGCAATTATAAGCAATACAAATAACTATATTGTATGTTTAAAACATGGTTCTAAGTATGATGCAAGATATGTAAACCATTTGTATAATATGACAAAAAGGCATTGCACAATTCCGTTTGAATTTGTTTGCTTTACCGATGATGTAAGTGGCATTATTCCTGAGGTGAAAACAATAACCTTACAACATTTAGGAGTATACGGTTGGTGGTATAAACCTATGTTCTTTGATAAAAACTTGCCTATAAAAGGTAATTTATTATACTTTGATCTTGATGTTGTAATTTTTAAAAATATAGATAACCTTTTTACATACTCCCCTGATTCATTTGCTATTTGTAGAGACTTTAATAGAAGTCTCAGACATGATTGGAATAGGATGAATAGCAGTGTATTTAAAATGAAGACAGGAAGTCTTAGCTTTGTATACGATAAATTTATGGAAAATGCTCCGATGAACATGAGAAGGTTTCATGGTGACCAAGATTGGATATATGATATGTTAAAGGACAGGCAAAAGGATTGGGTCTTTTGGCCCGATCAATGGATAATGAGTTACAAATGGGAAATGCGAGATCGTGCAGATTTGGAAGTAATAAACGGTGTAAGAAATTTTAAGACTAGAAAAATACCTACCCTTTTGCCTAAAACTAATGTTGCAGTCTTTCATGGAGAACCCCATCCACATCAAGTCGAAGACGATTGGGTAAAGGAGAATTGGCGATGACAAACGCAGACTACAAAGTAGACCCAGGGTCTATTAATGTTGATCAACGTAAGATAGATACAAGAAGAGATGCTTGGGATAGGGACTACATGCCTGCTGATTGGACAAAGCCTCAACCAACGACAACAAAAAAGATATCAAATGCGGCGCCAGTTTTTGTGTTTGCATTTTTTTATGTTTGTATATTAGTAATGATGGGTAGTATTAGATAGGAGAATGATGGGTGAAAGTAGCCGTAGTGGGTTCCGGAATAGCTGGAATCACAACTGCTTATTTCCTTGCAAGAGCAGGACATGAAGTGGTAATATATGACAAAAGAAAGTATCCAGCAATGGCCACAAGCTATGCAAATGGAGGACAACTCAGTGCCAGTAATGCAGAAACATGGAACAGTTGGCGAAGTGTGAAAAAAGGAGTCAAATGGTTATTTAAAGAAGATGCTCCATTAAAAATTAATCCTAAGATTAATTTACAAAAATATGATTGGATTTATAGATTTATAAAGGCTATTCCACAAGCTGAAAGTAACACATTAAAAACTTGCCAATGGGCTTTACGGGCACATAAACTTTATAAGGAGATAGCATTAAGAGAAAATTTATCTTTTGATATGGTGGAAAAAGGAATTTTACATATCTATACAGATAAGTCAGAGTTAGAAAATGCAAGAAAAATTAATAAAATTTATAAAAAAGCAGGCTTGGCTCGTTGGGAAGTATCACCTAAAGAATGTTTGGAGATTGAACCTGCTTTAGTGCCACCACCAAAACTATTAGGTGGGTTCTTCAATGAAACCGATTTTACAGGTGATATACATAAGTTTTGCACCAACCTATTGTTTATATTGGAAACCAAATACAAGGTCAAGCATGTTAACAAAGAAATTAAAAACATTGACTTAGGCATCCCTGTAATAATCTGTGCTGGTGTAGATAGTAAAGCTCTTGCTAAAACAATAGGAGATGACCTTCCTATATATCCTGTGAAAGGATACAGTATTACAATTCGTAACCCTGAAGTTGCTCCTTGGACCAGCATGTTAGACGACGAAGCAAAAATTGTTACAGCAAGGTTAGGATCAGATAGATTAAGAGTAGCCGGTACGGCGGAACTAAATGGGTACAATACCGACATTATACAAAGTAGAATAAAACCTTTAATCGCATGGAGTGAAAAAATGTTTCCTGGTATCAATACAGAACATGTTACTCCGTGGGCAGGACTTAGACCCATGACACCAAACATGATGCCTATAGTCAAAAGAAGTTGGCGTAATAAAAACGTGTATTACAATACAGGACATGGACATCTCGGATGGACACTATCGGCCTATACTGCTTTGCTAATTACAAAACAAATATCGGAGAAAAGTAATGAATAAATTCATTTTTGATGTTGACGGAACACTTACACCTAGTAGACAAGAGATTGATATGGACTTTGCTGTTTTCTTTACAGAATTCTGTGCTGAAAACGATGTGTATCTTGTTACTGGAAGTGATAGAGAAAAAACAATAGAACAGGTAGGAGAGGAAATATATAGTCTTGCTGACAGAGTATATAACTGTTCAGGAAGCGATGTATGGGAAGGAAATGTAAACGTTTATACAAGTGAATGGCAACTACCAGAAGAAGCAGAAAAATGGTTGAAAGATGAATGTAGGTTAAGCGACTTTCCATTAAGGACAGGATTACATATTGAAAAACGTCCTGGAATGGTTAATTTTAGTGTTGTAGGGCGTAATGCTACAATAGGCGAACGCAAGATGTATGTAGAATATGATACCAAAACAAAAGAAAGAATACGTATTGCTAAAGAATTCCAAAAGTTTTTTCCTGCAATACAGGCAGTTGTAGGCGGCGAAACTGGTATAGATATCTTTCCGTTTGGAAAAGACAAAGCCCAAATTGTAAACGACTTTAATGAATTAGAAGATAATTTACACTTTTTTGGAGATAGAATGGATCCAGCAGGAAATGATTACCCATTGAAAAAGGTTATACTTGACAATAATTTAGGAAGATGTTATAGTGTAAACGATTGGAAACACACATGGAAGTTGTTGAAAGAATATGACTAGAAGAATTGGTTTTGCATGTAAGTACATGCACCCAGATCAAACGCAAAAAAAGAAATTGCTAGAAGAGATTCAGCGTCCACTAAATACTCGTAGCACAACAGTCGCTTGGTTAAACAGGCAAACTAAAGAAGTTGCTGAAGAACGTTTGTGGGATATAATGGTCCACAATATTAAAAGTTATTACAACTTGATCGAGTATGTAGGAGGATTACAAAATGATTTACGAATGGTTAGACTTGGCAGTGATGTCCTGCCTGTTTACACTGAGCCTACTTGGAGTTACTTTTGGCGTAAAAATGATGTCAGAGCATATTGCGAAAAACATTTCAGGCCAGTCGGTGACCTTGCGAGAAAGTTGGATGTCAGGCTTTCTATGCATCCTGGTCAGTTTACTGTCCTTGCATCTGATAACCCAGACATAGTAGAGAGAAGTATAGAGGAGTTTGAATATCATGTTGATGTCGCCAGATGGATGGGCTTCGGCCAGCAATTCCAAGATTTTAAGATCAATGTCCACATCTCCGGCCGTAAGGGTCCAGCCGGTATCATCGACGTCCACCCAAGATTATCTACGGAGGCGCGAAACACAATTACGATCGAAAACGACGAAAACTCGTGGGGTATCGAAGCAAGTTTGGAGTTACGAAAACACCTCGCATTGGTGCTTGACATACACCATCACTGGGTCAAAACAGGTGAATATATATTGCCCACCGACGATAGATTTCTACGCATAGTAGACAGTTGGCGTGGTGTGCGTCCTGTCATACACTATTCAGTATCAAGAGAAGACATACTAGTTGATCATGATATAAACACACTACCAGATATGGAGAAATTACTCGAGCAAGGATACAAGAAGCAAAAACTACGTGCTCACAGTGATTACATGTGGAATAGGGCTGTAAACGATTGGGCTCTATCTTTTCGAGACACTGCGGATATTATGGTAGAAAGCAAGGCCAAGAATTTAGCGAGTATATTACTCTGCGAATCGGCCAATAAATAAATTTACGACAAAGGAGAAAACTATGATAAAATGGTTAAAATCTAGATTAAGTGAAAGAACATCGTGGGACGGAGGAGTATGTATTGCTTTAGGTCTTATGATTCTATTCATGGCTCCTCTGGCAAAAATCGCGGCTGGATTAGCGATTGCTTGGGGTGTATGGACTATTTGGAAGAAAGAAAAGTAATTATAGTTCGTCTATTGTAATATCGGCGTCGACAGGGATATTAAGTTTTCTTCTTTGTTCGACGCCTTTCTTTTGGGCAAACCTTTTAGGATCACAATCAGGGCACACATGCACATAATAATCATCTAACCTTTTTGCATCTACTTTGCCTTTTTCACGTTTAAACTCTTGATGACATTCATCACATTCGAATATTGCATAAGAACGTAATCTTTTATATGGATGGTTTTTTCCGTTCTTACTTTTTCGTAAATAAAAGCGTATTTCTTTTTCAATTCTCTTAAACATAATCATATTTATTTACGTTTGGATTATAAAATATTATATAAATACATAGGAGCAGGTAATGGGAAACATAGTATTTTTAACAGAATCAGCTAAGGAACAGATGGATAATATGCTGTCAGAACACAACAAAAGTGCTGTAAGACTAGCACTAAAAGGCGGAGGATGTGCAGGATTTAAGTATGACTGGACATTGGAAGATAGTGTGCAAAAAGACGACGAGGTAATAGATCTTTCCGAAGGCAAGTTTATAATAGATCCATCAAGCGTGATGTACCTATTAGGATCAACAGTAGATTACAAAAAAGAAGTATTTGGTTCTTACTTCGATATTAGAAACCCTGCATCAACATCAAGTTGTGGATGTGGTGAATCAGTAGGATTTTAAAATATGGCAAAACAAGATATTTATTTAGGTGTTGAAGGTAACGACGGAACTGGTGATAGTATCCGTGAAGCATTTAGAAAAGCTAACGAAAACTTTACAGAACTTTATGCAGTATTCGGACAAGGTGGTACAATTAGTTTTACCGCACTAAATGATACACCATCAGCAATAACACCAGCAGGTGTACTAATAGGTAATGCTACTGGTACAGAAATGATACAGAAAACGCTTACAGCTGGTAGTGGTATAAGCATAGATAATTCAAGCACAACTGCAATTACAATTACCAACACTGGAGCAAATATTAATGCTGATACAAGTCCTATATTAGGTGGACCATTAAGCGGAAATAATGTATATGCAATAGGTAAGATAGGAACAAGTACACAGTCCATTGCAGAATTTAATTCAACACACGGTTCCACAATAACAATAGACGACATAGTCGTTGATAAAAAATTCCAAGACAAAAATTATGCACCACATGTATTACACCAACCTACTAAATCTGTCATAGCTAGAGATGAACCTGCTAATGAAACAGAGTACACAAAATCAGTTACTGAATATAGATCAGGTAATGTTGTAATTACTGGACATGGATTTGACACAAGTTTCAACGGTTCTAAATGGAGATATTCAACAACAGATACTCCTCCAAATGGATTAACAAATAATACTGATTACTTTATTAGATTTGTCAATGAAAGTCAAATCAGTTTACATTCTTCCAAGAGTGAAGCACAAAATGATAATGACAACACTAGAGTAAAAGTAAACATTGCACTTGGATCTACTAC